AGCCTAATAAGTGTGTGTACTGTCATAACGTACCAATGCAAGCTGACTTGCTGTATACAGACGTCGATGTGAAGACAATCGTTTATGTAGAAAACGAAATGCTGCATCTTGAAAGTGCAAGCATGTTGCGGTTAATATCGGGTTTTGCCCAGCTTGTGGGAGGGACTTACATGCCAAAACAGACTGAAGGACAGTTCCAGGCGCAAGTAATTAACTACCTTAAGGAACAGGGTGTGTGGTACGTAAAATATTGGGCTGGTGGGCGCTTCACCAAAGAAGGTGTGCCCGACATCATCGCGCTAATTGATGGGACACTACATGGCATTGAGCTTAAAAGCGATGGGACCAGCTACAACGAAACCAAGCTGCAGGCATTCAATCTTGACAGCATTAACTATGATGGTGGTCAAGGATATGTACTGCGACCCACGACAAAACCCAAGGTAAAGCACCCCGAGTTTAACTACTACTGCATGACTTTTGATGAGTGGAAACGGCGGTGGTTCGAATGAGCTTATTAGAAGATTGGAAAGGCGGATTTACATTACAGTTTGACCGGAATCCGATGTTTGACGAAGAGTGGTTGCTCGATGACCGGTATTCCACGGAAGCAAGTCTGTACTTTATCGGTTATGATGCAAATCTCTATCCGTTACCAGATTTAAGTAAACTACCTGCAAAACACCGTCAAGAGGTAGTGAATAAAGCTAAGCACCGATTACGTGATGTGAATGCCACAATCTACCTGGATGACGTAAAGATACAGGACGGTGATGGTGAATGACACAATACAGTTACAGTCGCGTGAATCTATGGTGTCGATGCCCGTACCATTTCAAACTCAAATACATCGACGGTTTGCAAGAGATGCCTAATTACGATGCTGCTAACCCGTTGATTCTTGGAACAGCGTTGCATAAAGGTATTGAATCAGGCTTAGAGGCTATGCAGCGTGAGTACTACGACCACTTTCCAGTGCGAACTGATGAGCAAGAGAACGAGATGATTAAACTGGAAATCTTGCTGCCAAAAGTGCAGAAGTTCTTGGAACGGTTTGAAGGTTGCAAGATTGAACACGAAGTACGAATCAGCACTGAGCACTTTCTAGGTTTTGCTGATTTGATTGTGACGGCACCTGATGGCACTTCGCTAGTGATTGATTTCAAGTATTCCAACAGCGTTGAGAAATATATGAAATCAGGACAACCGCACCTATACGAATACTTTCTCAATGAGTTAGGTCGAAAGGTAACGGGGATTGGCTTTCTGTTTATTCCCAAAACAAGCATTCGGCAAAAGAAGGATGAAGGACTTTACGAGTTTCGGCAGCGTCTACGTGAAACTGTAAGCAAAATGGAAGTTAATTTCCAAACACTGCAGTATGACGAAAACGAAGTGATCTATTTCCAAAATGCGGTGCGTGAAATTGAAAATGCGATTGAGGCTTACAAGCATTATCCGAATTATATATTCATGAAAAATCCTGATGGCGAATGTTTTGCATGCAATCCACGATTTGCCCCTGAATATATCAATGCACAACAAATTACTGTTTACCAAGGAAAACAAAAGGAGATAGAAATAATGCCAATTCCAGATAATGTGCGTCGTGAACCGAAGGTCGATTTAATGCCAGATACGTGGTTATACGGCGATAGCTATGTTGGGAAGTCTGTTTTTTGGGACAGCTTTCCGAATGTCTTGATGTTGAATACCGATGGGAACACAGACAACACTACCTCTCCTGTCGATATGTTGAAGGATAAGGTGTGGATGGAAGGCCGAATGGAAAAGCGTCGGTATGCTTGGGAACAGTTCCTAGGGGACGTTAAGGATTTGGAACTTGGAAACACAAACGGTTTCAAGACTGTTGTTATTGACCTAGTTGAAGACCTTTACGAATCATGTCGCCAGTTTGTTCTTAATAAAAAGGGTTGGGAGCATGAATCTGACGGGACCTTTGGTAAGGGCTGGAGCGCAGTTACTGACGAATTTCACAATGCAATTAAACGATTAAAGGCAGTCGGATTGCAAATTGTTTATATCAGTCGAGAGGATCGTAAGGATATCACCCTGAAAGGCGGGTCAACCCGCACAACGTTCAACCCTAATATCTCGGCACGAGTAGCTAACTTTTTAACGGGAACCGTGGATATCACGATGCGGGCGTATGTCAATGACGACGACGAACACGCACTCCAGCTACAGAAAGCGCCCAATACGTTTGGCGGTGGCCGGTACAAATTTAAAGTTTCCGAAGTACCACTGGAACGTGACGAATTTCTAGAAGCCATTAAAAATGCGGACCCAGTGACAAAACCCAATCGCGCTATTAGTGCACACAAGAATGAAGAAAAAGTCGAACAAAAATCTTTGTCCAAAGAAGAAACCATGCCAAAATCCGAACAAAGTGTTACCCAGGCACCAGCAGAAACGGCACCGGAACCGAACACAGAAAAACCAAAGCGCCGTCAGCGTAAGCCACGCAAGACGGAAACAGCTGCGGAAGAAGCGCCTGCTGAAGACCCCGTAATGAAGCGTGCTGAAGAAATCACACCACCAGGTGAAAAGGTCGATGACGTGCAGATTGAGCAAGCTAAGAAAGAGTTGGCAGCTGAGGAAACCCCAGCAACTGAAGAACCTGCCAAGCCAACACGCCGGCGTCGACGTCGTCGCGCGAGTAACGGCGAAGAAGCGTAACACCGAATCTGAAAGAGAAGTACTGTCAGATGGCGAATATCAAGCATTTCGTATGTTTGGAATACTCTAGGAGGAAGCTTAATGAAGTTTGAAATCACAGCTGAAGAACTAAGCGAGTCAATTATGGATTCGCTGGAAAAACGTTGGAATATTGCCGACGCGTCTGAAATAGCGCAGAGCTACTTCAATCACCAGATTCGTGAAACGGTTAGCGATATTGTCGATAGTCTGTCTTACCTAGAAGTTCGCGAGTTAATTATTCACGGGATAAGTGATGAAATGTCTACCCGCGTTAATACTGCGATGAATGTAATTGCCCAATCAATGGATCTATAGGAGGAATCAATCATGCAAAAGCCACTTAAGAAACGCGAAGAATTTTTCTGCTCAACAGAAGACGAAGCATTGGATTTAATCGACAAGCGTCGAGATGGGGAAGACGGCGACAAGATTACCGTGCAAAACCTGGAACAGAAGTCTAACAAGAACGGTAGCTATTACCGCGTGGTAATTGGATACAGCTACAATACCCCGGCAGGCATTATGGAAACAGAACTTGAAGGTATCGACGAAGACGAAAGCGAGGAAGCTTAATCATGGATTGGAGCAAATTTGACCAGCAGGTAGACAACGAAGCATTGGCAAAGGATGTTGCGGAAGCGCAGACCGATTACCCGGACATTCCAGATGGTGAGTACGACGTAACCATTCGTCAGATGGAGTTGGGTACATCCAAGAAGAAGGATGATGGCACGGGTGAAGATCCTATGCTGAAGATTCAGTTCCAGATTATGGCCGGCGAATTTAAAGGCCAGCGCATTTTCTTCAATGGCGTGATGAAGGCTGGGGATTGGCAGGCATTGCAAATTCACAATGTGCTCGACATGCTGCGTAGCTTAGCAGATGCCGAAGATGGTGACACTGATTACAAATGGCACAGCTTTAGCAAGCTCGATGAAGTCATTAACAAGCTGTACGACGAAGTTGGTGACGTACTCAACGATGAAAACAAGATTGCTGATGAGGGCTGGCACTACAAGCTTGAGCAAAAAACAAATTCCAAGAATTCGAACTTCAAGAATATTAGCATTCTGGAAATTTTAGACTAAGTGAAGTGCAACGGCGTATGGCGTCCGAGCAGGGTGGGAAGCCTGCTGAGGAGGTAATTAGAAATGCCCTTAAAACGATTGAAAACTTTTACTTCGAAGAATGGCCTCAATATTGAAGAACAATTTAACAAGTTTGCAAAGACGCATGAGATATACGCAGTGCATTTTGTGTATGTGTCAGGGGACATAAGAAGTTGGACGAATTGCTATGTGGAATATGCATTGAATCAGGAGGAAATTGAGGCGATGAACTAATGTTGTTTTTTGACTTCGAAGTATTTTATGCTGATTGGATGTTGGTAGTGCTTGATTCCACAGACCATAGCAAGCACGTATTCATCAATCAAAATGATGAGTTCATCCAGTTTTACCAGGACCACAAAAATGATGTTTGGACTGGTTTTAACAGTCGCCACTATGATCAGTACATTGCTAAAGCAATCATTGCGGGTTTCGCCCCGCAGATGATGAATGCTTGGATTATCAATCAGGGCAAAGGCGGATGGGAATTCAGTTCAGAGGTAAACAGAATTCAGTTTTACACGTTTGACCTGATGACGGTCCGTGGGCAGAGCTTGAAGCAACTCGAAGGCTTTATGGGCGATAGCGTTGAAGAGACCAAAGTAGACTTCACGATTCAACGTAAGCTGACCGATGCAGAGATTGATGAAGTAATTGAGTACTGCACGCACGATGTGGAAGAGACTGTGAATGTGTTCATCAAGCGTAAGGAAGAATGGGATTCCCAGATGGGCCTTATCAAGGAATTCAATCTGCCACTACGCATGGTTGGTAAAACAAAAGCGCAGTTAGCAGCAGTCATTCTGGGAGCGCACAAGCCTGCTAAGGACCGCGATGATGAGATGGACATAAGTTTCCCCAGCACAATGCAGGTGAGTAAATACAAAGACGTGGTTGATTTCTACCGCACCACTCGCGACTACGAACAATCATTTATACGAAATGTTGCAGGGGTTAAACACATTTTCGCCTGGGGCGGATTACATGGCGCTCGCGAAAACTATCATGCCAAAGGAACCATCATTAACGTGGACGTGGGAAGTTACTACCCATCAATCATGATCCGTTACGAATACATGAGCCGCAACATCAAGGATAAAGCGAAGTTCGTGGAAATTTACAAGCAACGACTTGAATACAAAGCTAAGCATGACCCGCGGCAAGCACCACGCAAGATTGTGCTTAACAGCACGTATGGCGCGACCAAGGATAAATACAACGACCTGTACGATCCGCGCCAAGCCAATAATGTATGCGTGGGTGGCATGATGTTACTGCTAGACCTTATCGAAAAGCTGGAACCATACGTGGAACTGATTCAATCCAATACTGATGGACTGTACGTTCGATTGCTTGATGATTCTTATTTTTCCAAAGTGGATGATATCTGCTGGGAATGGGAGCAGCGCACTGGCATGAGCTTGGAATTTAACCAGTACGATGAGATTTACCAAAAGGATGTTAACAACTACATCATCATCGACCGGGTGAATAATCACGTGAAGACCAAAGGTGCGTACGTTAAGGGACTGCATGATTTGGACTATGATTTGCCAATCGTTAACAAGGCCGTGGTTGACTACTTCGTGCATGGTACACGACCACAAAAAACAGTTTGGGATTGTGATGATTTACGACAATTTCAGCGCGTGGTGAAACTGTCATACAAATATGATGGTGCTGCGGTAGGCGGGCAGATGATACCAGGCAAGGTATTCCGTGTTTTTGCCGATAAATCTGAATCTGCCCCACGATTGAACAAAATTAAAAATGGGTCACTGGAAAAAATTAGCTACACACCAAATCACGTGTTCATCGTAAATGGTGATGTGAACGGAAAATCGTTACCTGACAAGTTAGATCGCATGTGGTATGTGCGTTTAGCCAAGTCACGGATTAAGAACTTTTTAGGAGAAGAATAATGTACAACGTTAGCTGCAACGATGGGCACACTCGTGTGCTATTGCCATACAGCAATCGTGTATTGCTGGTAGATAAATGGTCGATTGACCAAGTGTTGGAACTTTTAGGACTCAATGTGTAAGGAGTGTGAGAGATGATTAACCATCAAATGAGGGTACCGAAACCGAAACCGGCACCGCGTCGTATCCCTGTACAGAATCACGTGGATCATCCCAGTCACTACACTGCCGGCACACTTGAGGTCATAGACATTATCGAAGCGGTGATTGAGTCAAATGGCACGAATGGCATCAGCGCATTTTTAACAGGTACTGTGGTTAAGTACATCTGTCGGTACACTCACAAAGGTGCGCCTGTTGAAGATTTAAAAAAGGCACGCTGGTATTTGGACCGGTTGATTGAGGAGGCAGAAGCACATGATGTTAGCTGATGTGGACGCACGGTTGGCCAAAATTAAATTTCGTGCGAGGTTTGATAATGAAAGAGCGCATGAGTTTGAAGACGGACTGTACAAAGATGTTCTTCGCATCGCAGCTCAGTCAACTGATGAATTTGTTGCTGCGCTCGCACGAAAAGCGCTCGAAGCCGATGAAATTGATTACGCACGCTGGCATTCGTAAGGAGGTTATCTAAAAATGCACAAAAAGAAGAAGCGTAGCGCAGTGAAGGCCAAAAAACGCAAGATGCTTGAAAAGCGCGAAGCGAATCAACGCAAGGTAACAGAGGCAAATAAGAATGACTAGGCCGCAAAACCCGATTGACTGGATGCTTGAGAATCCGCAGCAGGCAGCATACCAAGAGCTAAATCACGTTGAGGAACAGATTGAGTATCTTGAACGATTGCATAATAGTCACGGCATCACGCCAGCAATGTTATTGCATCGTTATCACACCGCATCCCGGAGGTTACTATTGCTGTATGAATATCAAAGTTTACTGAAAACGGAATTGGAATCGTACTAATCAGTCAACACGGAAAGTGAGGTGAGAAAAATAGCAATCTACAAAGGTTATCTGCGCGGCGATGGTAAGCACGCAGCCACTAAGATTAAGGGTGCGAAGTTACTCAAGTACGAAACT